AAAATTATTTTAAATTTTTTTTTTATATTCTTTAAAAATATTAATATTTATATAATTATAATAAAATAATATGGATTTATATGGATCGGGGGCAAGTATCTCACAAGCAAACGCACAAACCGAACAAGCACGGCAAATCAATCAAGCAACATACGATTTTAATAATAGTTTAGCAGAGCAATTAGATCTTGCTAAAACTTCTGAAAATGAAGAGCAAACTGATGTAACAACTAAAAATATGGCGAGTGTTGTTACCTCCGGTGGTAAATTATTAGCAAGTGCCGAGGCAAGAGATGATGTAGTTAAAGCAGCACAAAAATTTAAAGGAGTCCCAAAAGCAATTGTATCAAGAAGTCCATTTAAATTAGGTGTTGAAAGTAGCGAAGATTTAAGACCGGCAATACAAACAAGTGCTGATGTGGGGGAAGGAGCAGCAGAAAGGGGAGCAGCAATTCTCTCGGGCGAAGGTGTTGAAGGTGGGGGTGCAGCAATTTTATCAAGAGCAGCACAAAGTGGTAGTATTGGAGAAGGTGTTGGAGCAGTAGCAAAAGGTATTGGTTTTAAAAGTGCTGCGGAGTTGGGTGCTAGTGGTTTTGCTAAGGGATCTTTGGCGGGTCTTGGTGGTGGTATAGATATTGTGAAAGATATTGAGAGAGGTAATTTTGGTTCTAACACAGCACAGCGAGTCGGTAATATTGGTAATATTGTTGGTTCGGCATTAGAAGTTGCTGGTATTGTAACGGCATTTACTCCATTTGGATTAGGATTAGAAGGATTGGGTGCTGCTATTTCACTTGGTTCAGCAGCATTAGAAACTGGTGGAGATATTGCTGAAGGTAAAGAAGAAGCAAAAACAACTGAGGGTGATATTACATCCCAAGCGAGAGGTGAAACAACTGCTGATGTTGTTACTCAAGCAGTTGGACGAACTCAGTAATCAAAGATTATTAATTTTTTTATTTTTTTTTTTTAATTTTATTTTAAACATTTTTTTTATGTATAATATTATAAAAATGAGTTCATATTGGAAAAATGATGGAAAGATTAAAGTATCGCAAACACAAGTTTCAATTCCTTCAACAAACGGACAGTCTTATACTGGGACTGCTGGACAATCCGGAAGACGTGTTGATTTTGAAATTCCTCCGAGTGTAAAATTTATGGATGGTAAAAATTCTTATCTTCAATTTGATGTAAAGATTGCACTAAATGGTGAAACCCCCACACGTTTACATTTAGATCCTTTTATTGGAGGACAGTCTGTTATAAAAAATCTTCGTATTTATTCTGGAAATCGTGCTGTTCTTCTTGAAGAAATTAGTGAATATAATGCAAAAGTTCAACTCCAGTATTCTTACGATCAAGATGATAGTTTAAGAAAACTAAGATGTTTAAAAGAGGGATGCTTGATGGAAAATGTTGAAAATCGTGGGACACTCGGTACATCAGTATCAAACAATATTGATCTACATTCGAACCCATATTACAAACCGGTAAGCACAGTCCCCGCTGCACGTGACTGGGGAACTGAGGATGATTTCCTTACGGCAAAACTTTCACTTCCAATCCATACTGGATTATTTGCTGATGGTGGTGAAAAAATTTTCCCAGTTATGATGACGCAAGGTTTATTTATTGAAGTTGATCTAGAAGATCCCGCAAGATTTATTAAACAACTTGATTCAGTTAGTCGTCATCGTCGTTTGAAACAAAACCCAGTATTTCATGGTATTGATGTTGGTGGTGCTAATTTAGGTATTGATAATGCAACTGATCGCACGGAAATTTTCCTTTCTAAATCGAACAATATGTTAAGTGTTGAAAATTGCCCTTTTGTAAAAGGTGAAAAGATTGGTTTCTGTTCGAAAACTGATCGTAGTAGTGAAGCATCTTTAACTGTTGGTGGAGCAGTCGCAGTTCAAACATATCCTACAATTGAAGATATTACTATGGAAGGTGGATATGTAAAATTAACAGTATCAGCATTTAGAAATTCTAATGTTGGTGATGGTGTAGATGTTACAACTGATAATTTTATTGTATTCTCTGCGGCGGTTGATACTCTTAGAACGCAAAATGATGATGATACAACAGTATTAATTGCGAAAAAAACATCTTTTACTCCGAAAGTTGAATTTTCAAATGTGCAAATTGTAGCACAAAAAGTTGAAGTTGATCCACGATATGAATCCGGTATGATGGCGAAGATGCGTGATGGCGGTAGTATTGATATTGATATTCCATCAGTAACTAATTACAAACATTCTTTACTATCAAGCAATCGTAATGCAACAGTCAATCTTGCTGTTTCTAATACTAGGGTAAAATCTATGATTGTAATTCCTAGTGATGCGAGTGTATTAGATACTGCTGATTTAATCGGTGGTCTTAGTGCTTGCTATCAAGAAGAGGCAACAACTATGGACGGTGATCTTAGATCTATTAGATCCGGTCAAGTGGGAGTGATTGATGAATTAAGTTCGTATCGTATGCTCGTGGATGATAAATATCAACCCACGCAACCGATTGTTGTATCAAAAATTAATAAGGGAGTGTCAATTGCAGCACAACCATTAATTGAATTAGAAAAGGCATTAACTCAAGCGGGTATTACACCACGGTCATTTGTTGATTACAATAGAAATTTCTGTATATCTCGTGCTTATGCACTAAATGATGGAGTAGCATCTCTCAATAATAAAACTAATCAGTTAGAACTATTATATAATGAAACTACTGTTGCTGGTGTTGATAGACCACCTACTCGCAATAAACTTTTATATTGCCTAATGTTTCACCTCCGTAGAATTTCCATTAAAGGTGATTCGGTTGTTGTAACACTTTAAAAAATTTATACTTTAAAAAAAATATATTGTATAATATAAATGAAGTTAGAAGAAAGAGTAAATAATTATCATAAAACATTTCCTAAATATTCAAAACTAATTATCAATCGAGATTGTATTGAAGGTATATGGGTAATGGGTAATAATTATACAACAAAAACAAGTTTATATGGAGCATATCCATATGGATATTTACAAAGGATATTTTCTATGTTTCCATTAATACCAAAAAAAACACTTCATTTATTTAGTGGTTCATTACCCGATAATGAAGATTATGATAAAGTAGATTATAATACTGGTTTTGATGCCGAAACTTTTAGTGATTATATACCACATAATATTTATGAATTAATTCTTGCTGACCCCCCATATTCAATTGAGGATTGCGACCACTATGGTTGTTGTATGGTTAAAAGAAATATTGTTTTTAAACAATCTTATAATGTATTGAAAAAAGGAGGTCATTTAATTTGGTTAGATCAAGTATTACCAAATTATAGAAAAGATCAATTCAAAATTGTTGGAAGAATTGGAATGGTTAAATCTACAAATCATAGATTTAGAGTGATTACTATTTTTGAAAAGTTGTAAATATTTTTTCTATATAATAATTTTTTTTTTTATTTTAAAAATAATTTATAATACTAATATATAAAATGAGTGTTTCTAAAAAGTATCTTTCTATTCAACCGAATAATGTACCTTCAACGGGTAAAGTATCATTTGCTCGTGGTAATCCCATCCTTACAGTTACTCTAGGGCGACAAGATGGTATGCTTGATTTATCGTCTGTTCGTTTAGCGGGGGAACTAAATATATGGCGTGATGCTGCTGGGACTCTTCACCCGACGGATGCTGCTGCTGTGGAAGTTCGTGCCTCCCATAAACTTGGAATTTATTCTGCGATCGATCAGTTAGTTTTTCGCCATGCGGAGACTAAACAAGTTATAGAACATATTAGACATTACGGACGATTCATGAGTTCTTATATGCCGGTTATGGCGGGTATGCAAGATGTTGCGGGACATCTTTCTGAAACTGCATTAATTTATCCTAATTACAATTCTTTCCGTGATAGTGTTGTAAGGGCAACAAGTGGATCAAAATTTTGTATTCCACTTGTTGCCGGTTTAACTCTTGGTGTTGAAGGTGGTATGTTGCCTCTTGATAAAGTTCCTTTAGAGATTGAAATTCATCTTGCTCCGGATAGTCAGTTTTTTTATTCAAGTGATGGTGATCCCGCAAATCTTTCAAATGCTTTTTATGAATTAAGTGGATTAGAAGTGGCGTGTGAAGTATCGTATGGTATGCCTTCTCCCGATAAGGGACTATTAAGTTTTAATAGTATTACTTCTTATTTCAGCACACTAGAATCAACTAACAGTATTATAAATTTTAATCTTGGATTATCTAAAGTATTAGCAGCATTTGTAAATTTCGTTCCTTCTTCATTTGTAAATAATTTAGCACAAGATGGATTTCTTACTTATATGCCGACGCAAGGTGATGGAAGTGTTGCATCGGTTGAGACTATTTCTTTCCTAAGAAATGGTGAAAGATTTCCCAGTTCTTTTGAAGTGGATAGTGTTTTTGGTTCAACGAATGATACAACTGTTGTTGATGCTCAAATTATGAAAGGATTTCTTTCATCTATTATTCCGGAAAAACATCATACAAGGACTACTGCTGGACCGACTACTAGTAATAGGAATTTTACTGCGGATCAAAGCACATCTACTGGTTATAGGTTAATTCCGGATACTGGTGCTGTATATGGTGTTGGTGTTCTTTATGATATGTTAGACAGTCAAGGTGTTGATTTTTCGAATTCCCAATTCAGTATTCAAATGAAAAATCAACTTCTTGATGGTAATCCAGTATCAGCATACTTATTTATTAAATCTAAAGTTGTTGTTGCGTGGGATAAGACCATGGGAGTTCAAGTTGTATCTTAAGTTTTAAAATATTTTCTATGTAATAAATTTTTTTATTTTTTTATTTTTTGATAAATATAATATTAATATTATAATAAATAACAAAATGGAAGGAAGTGATGATGTCTCAAGTGATCGTATTCCGGACCTTATTAAAATTGGAGCAATCCCTTCGTCTTACGGACAAATGTTACATACTGATGTAATTGATGCTACAACTTTCAGTCAAAACCGAGTACGTTTTACTCTTCAGCGTGTTGCGGGATTTTTACATTCTAATTCTAAGATTACACTTGCTGTAACTCCTCTTACAACAACTACGGCATTTTATCCTCTTAATATTGGAGTATCAAATTTAATTAAATCGGCAGCACTTCGTATTGGAAATCAAACTGTTTGTGAAATTGATGATTATACTGCATTTCATCAATATCAGTCTATGTTTATTTCGAATGAAGATAATAAGGAACGCGAACAATTTTTAAGTCAGCGTTGTTTCGCACACAAACCAGTTTATGATGATCGTGCTGGTGGAGTTGCTGACAATACTGTAAATTCTGCTAAGAAGGTTGGTCTCGATGTTGGACGTAATGCAACTGTTCCCGCAGCGGGCGGTGCTGGAACATTTGAACTATTACCATTCATGAAGCATAGTGGTGCTTCAGCACAAACGATTGCTGATGCTCCAGTATATTCGGTTTATCTTTCTGATCTTTTCCCGTTTCTAAAATTCAATCAACTTCCTATGTTTATGCTAGAACAAGAAGTTTATATTGATATTGAATTTACTCCCACAACAAGTTCTCTTTCTGCGGCGGGTCTTTCTCGCCGTATGTGTGTTGCTAATAGTGATGCTGGTGATAATGATGTTGAATACCTAATCAATCAAGATGAATGTAAACTTATTTATGATTCTATTACTTTCGATGGTGAAATTATGGAAAAATATCGTCAGCAAAATCCTAAACTAACTTTCCAGTATGCTGATTATCGTCTTGCGAAGAGGACTGGAGATCAAACAGCATTTACTGATCTTACTATGCCGGTTGGTGGTAATGGTCGTCTTGTATCTAAAGTTTTATTTGCACTCCAGTCTAATGAAAATTTTACACCAGTATCTTTACTTAATGGTGTAACTGCTAAAGATGTTCCCGCCGCACAATCACTATCAGTAAATCTTTTATATAATGATTTATTTGAATTTAATGTTGATAGGTCTAATCCAGCACTTTTATTTCATACTACTCAACATGCTGAAGGTAAAGTTCCTATGGTTACAAGAGATGAATATCAAACATCATCGGTATCGGCACTTACTACTGAAACATTTGAAGGACACGCTCAGAATAGTGGTGCTGCTGGTCTTGGTGGTTTATCACGATGGACTGCAATCAAACCTAATAAGGGACAGCGTGTAAATAATAAAGGTATTGATCTTGTATATAAATCGAGTGGTCTTGCCGCTCAAACATACACTTTAAGAGTATATCTTGAACTCTTAAAGGTTGCAACAATTGAGGATGGAAAATTCAGTTGCTATTTTGCCTAAAAAAATTTCGTTTATTTAAAAGTTTTTTTTTAATAATTAATAATATAAAATGTTTTACTATTTTCTTTCATTAGTTAAAGAATTTTTGGAATGCGATAGATATAAAAAATTATATAGTGAAGAAGTAAGAAAATATGAAGATTTAAAATTATGGACTGAA